ATGCGAAGCTTACATGAAACTTACAAAGAACATTTGTTGTCTTTTCACAACACCCGCTTAGTGTCCGATCACACCTTGCATCGTATGCTTTCCATTATACACGTCAACCTTACACGAAACTTACAAGATTTGTTGCATTACTGCAACGCCGCTTGGTTGCCCTCCATTATCTACAGAATACTTACACGAACCTTACAACTAAAATGAATACTTAATGATTAGTTGGGTAGGCTGGAAACCCTATAAGAGCCATTATGAGTACCTTAGTACGTACCTAAAACGCCCCTATATATAGAGGGTAAGTAGTGTAGTACGTATGTATTCAATTATTATCAATATATTATAGGTATATTCAATATAATATTACTAGTAATAATATATAAATAATAGGTAAATACTTGATATATATAATAATATATAATATATTAACTATTAATAATATATAATATGGGGGTATATATAATATATAAACTGTTATATACTAATATACTATATATACATGTAATACTAAAGTAATAATATACTATATATATATAATACTATAGTATATATATTAATATATGCTTATATAATTATATTCTTATATAAATATATACTTATATAAATATATAACCATGTTCAATTTCAAAAAGGGGGGTTGGGGGGTTGGTTTTATATTGCACTAACCCTTAAAACTATCTCATAATAATTAACTGTTCCAGAACATTTCATTAAAAAGATTCCCACCCACCCACCACTATCGTGTTTAAATTGATTTTAAAAGGGTTTTAACAGCTTTTTAGGGGGTAGGTAAGGGGGTAGTAGCCTAACAGCCACAAAACGCCGTAAAACTCGTTTAAATGCGTTTACGTAAATTACTCAATATGATGACCTTTGTATATATATAAGGTCTAAGCATCTCATTAACTAACTATCACCCCTTTGCGGGTACATTACTAATAAGTTTATTAGGACTATTAATGGCAAAACTAACACTGAACACTATTGGGAGTAGATATGGGTCTATTGATGCGCTGAATGATAATTCAGACCTCATCGAAGCCGCATTTGAAAACACTCTCAGCCGAGATGGTACTGGCCCAAATAACATGCTGGCCAACCTAGACATGGATGACAATTCAATTTTGAATGTGGATCAATTCTATGCAAGTAAACTTTACCTTAATGGTGAAGTAGTAGTTCTTTCAGATTTAGCAATACTAAATAGGGTGAGTGTTAAAGACTTTGATGCTGTGGGTGATGGGGTAGCAGACGACACATTTGCAATTCAAGCCGCCGTTGATGCATGTTTTACAAGTGGTAAAACTGTGTATGTGGATGCAGGGACATACGCCGTAACCAGTATTAAGATTTATCCAAACACCATTCTTCAGTTTGATGCTAATGCAACATTTAAGCAAACAGCAAACGGGTTTGCCATTCGCACATCAACCAGCCCCTCTGTAACTGTCCCAACCACTTCTGTTCTTTATGCAAAGATTTTCAATGCACGAATCAACATGAACAACTGCACTGGTGCAGGGATATTTTTAGAAGGTGCTCAATCATGTGTTGTTGACAATGCGATTATTACCAACGTAGGTAGCGGAACATTTACGTACAACGATGGCGTAACTAACAACGCAAACTACCGCACATCAGCAATTATGATTAAGGGCATCACTGGTGTGGCTGGCCCTTACTACAACCAGATCAACCATTGCCGAGCTAATGGAGGCGGTAGCTCAAACACTAACAGCGGTATTTGGCTCGGCACAACCATTGGTAGTACAGACAATCAACGAGCTAACCTAAACCAAGTTAACCACTGCGTTTTTTCTTCGTTTGGTGAAGGCATCTCAATGTGGATAGGTAGCGACAATAGATTTATCCAACCAGAAGTTTCTAGCTGTGGAACAGGCATTGTTGTTGGAAATCCAACCTTGTACACTTTGAATTCTAACGGAAATAGTTTTCACCAAGTTTATGCAGAAGCATGTACTTTAGGGATGAATCTAACGACCAGAAGTTTAGACTCCACTGTTTTTGGTTTTGCTTCGTTGTCTAGCACTACAACTGGTCTTGTAGACAGTGGTGAACGCACTTACGTTGCTGAATTAAGGGCCACCTCTCAAATTGCAAATACACCACGGTCTTATCCGGGAGGGTTTATTCTTCCAAACCCCGGAACAGCAACTGCTGGAACATTAGTAAGCGAGTTGCTAGGATATTACGAAACTGGAACTTTTACCCCAATATTAGCAGATGACCAATCAGCGGGTAATGTTGCAACCATTGGTACTGCCAGTGGCTTGTACACAAGAATTGGCAACCGAGTATTTGTGACCATCTCTCTTACAAACATAACCACCACAGGTATGACTGCTGGTAATCAAACATTTATTCGGGGACTACCTTGGAATGTAAATTCTACCACTGACCTTCGTTCGGCTGGTGCTGTTTCATTTGCGTTAATTACAACAGCCACTGGTAGCATTACTACTCGTGCAATTGCTGGAACTGATTACATCAGTCTATTTGAGCAAACAACCACAGGACAGGCAACACTTTTAGTTTCAAAGTACACCAGTGGCAGCGCAGACTTGTACATTGAACTTTCTTACCAAGTGTAATTACGAAAGCAGTACATGATAAAAATTGATTTTACTATTAATGGGTTTACAGATGCTTTGCATTTAGCTGACGATCACGGCTTGACTGATGTTGAAATTGAAGCCATGAAGCAAGCTAGATATGACAAGTGGGATGCTTTTGTCAAGAATCCCCCCATTGTAGTTGACGAGTCTGTTGAGGAGTAATTATGGCAAACAGATATTGGGTTGGTGGAACGGGGACATGGAATACTTCATCTACAACTAACTGGTCAGCATCTTCTGGCGGAGCTAGTGGGGCATCCGTTCCCACTGCTGCTGATTCTGTATTTTTTGACCAAGCTAGTACGTATACAGTTACACTAACTGGAGCATTAACTTGCTTAGATATTACAGTGTCCGCAGGTACAGTAACATTTTCTGGAAGTGGAACACCTACTATTAGTGGTTCTATGTCTTTAGTTGCAGCAACTGTTTGGAATGCTACAGGTTTAATTACATTTAATGCTACAACAACTGGCAACACAATCACTACTAATGGCGTTAGTCTTTCAGCATCTATTACCTTTAACGGTGTAGGTGGTAGTTGGCAACTTGGAAGTGCACTAACTACTGGTGCTACCCGTGTAACCACACTAACCGCTGGCACATTAGATTTGGCAAGCTATACGTTAACTAGTGGTTTGTTTACTTCTTCCAATACTAACACTAGGGTAATGGCTTTTGGTACTGGTAAGATGGTTATAACGGGCTTAAACGCATCGGTTTGGACAACATCCATATCGACAGGTTTGACCATGACCGGAACAAGGACGGTTGAATTCACCGGGGTTGGCACAGCCGGACAAACTCGCACTATAACCGGAGGGTCTACTACCACTGACGGAACTGCTGCAAATGCAGTTAATATGTATTTTAAAGCTGGTGTGGATATTATTTCACTTGGTACTGGAAACCGTGTGTACGGAACACTGGATTTCACTGGGTTTTCTGGTTCAACAATTGCTAACATTGCGCCGCAAATTTATGGTGATTTAGTGCTTTCTACGGGTATGACTGTTACTAGCGGCACTAACATATGGACTTTTGTTGCAACCACATCACAAACTATTACCACTAACGGAAAAACTATTGACAACCCAATTAGGTTCAATGGTATTGGCGGCACTTGGGCAATGCAAGATGCACTGACGCTTGGTTCAACTCGCAACTTGACAATGACTAACGGCACGTTGCAACTCAAATCTGGCACAACAAATACAGTCGGAGCACTTCTCACCGCAGGTACAAACCAAAAGTTTCTTCAATCCACAACGCCGGGAACGCAAGCTACTTTATCCGACTCAAGCGATACAAACAGTGTCAACTATTTGACCATCCGAGACATTAACGCTACAGGCGGTGCAATATTTGAAGCTTATGTTACTAATAATAACGTAAATGCTGGCAATAATACAGGTTGGGATTTTTATCCAGTTACAAATTCTATTTATGATAGTTTACAGTTACGTGGTTACACAGGAACAGTAACTGATATGTTGTTACAATATTATAAAGCAAATGGTGCTACTAGTAATAGTTTACAAGATGCAGAGTCTCAGTTTTTAATTATTAAAGGTTATACTTTAGGTAGTAATACCGATAAGTGGTATGCTTATTTACGTAGTTTAAGTTTTACTGGAACTGTTACTGACATGTTATTTGACTATTGGAAAGACCCTGTATAATGTCTGAAATAAGCCACAAAGAAATTTATGAGCGACTTATTGCTGTTGAAAACAAAGTTGATACAGTTGCACAAAATACTAAAGATGTAGTAAACGCTTTTCATGCAGCACAAGGGGCATTTGTTGTTTTAGAATGGATTTCTAAAATAGCTAAACCTTTATTATTTATTGTTGGTCTTTCTACTGTTTGTGTAACGTGGTGGAATAACAGATGATTGCTGAACTTGCTGCTGCTAATGCAGCTTTTCAAGTTATTAAAACTGCATTAAACAACGGTAAAGAACTATCAGCTATTGGTGGTAAAGTTTTTGATTATTTTGATAATAAAGCAAAAATACAAGAAAAAGCTACTAAGAAAACAAATAAAAATGGTGATCGTTCGGATATGGAAGAATTTATGGCTCTTGAGCAGCTTAATGCCCAAGAGACTGAGTTACGTGAACGTATGATATATGCAGGTCGCCCCGGTCTTTGGGAAGATTGGATAAAGTTTCAAGCACAAGCTGCTAGCCGTAGACGTAGAAATAAAGAAATTGCTGCACGAAATGCACTAATTCGCAAACAAAAAATAAGTGATTTGATTGACGTTATAGTTCTATCTGTAGCATTTATTATTTTGGCTATACTAATATTGTATGGTATTTATATTTACGTTGTATATTTTTAATAGGAAGAGTATATGTTTCCATTAGCTGCAATATTAGATGTTGGTACTAAACTTATAGATAAACTTATTCCTGATCCGCAAGCTAAAGCACAAGCACAACTTGATTTAGCTAAAATGGCACAGGATGGTGAGTTAGCTAGATTAACTAACGACACTAAACTATATGAGATAGAACAAACTGCTGTATCAAATAGGTGGCAAGCTGACATGGGGTCAGATTCTTGGTTGTCTAAAAACATTCGACCAATGGCCCTTATTGCAATTTTTGTAGCATACTTTGTATTTACAATGATGAGTGCTTATGGATATAACGCACAAGAATCATACGTACAGTTACTAGGTCAATGGGGACAAATTATTTTCTTAGCTTATTTTGGCGGTAGAACTGTTGAAAAATTAGCAGATATGCGGAGTAATAAATGAAACTATCCAATAACTTTACACTTGAAGAATTAATTAAATCAGAGACAGCAATACGCCGTGGCATTAATAATACTCCTTCCTCTAGTGTCGTTGAAAATTTACAACAACTGGTTACTAACGTGCTGCAACCCATACGGGATAAGTTTGGCCCCATTACTGTAACTAGTGGTTATCGTTCAGCACAGTTAAATGTAGCTATAGGTGGTAGTGCTACTAGTGACCATGTATTAGGCATGGCAGCAGACATTGAAGTTCTTGGATTAGACAACAAAGTTTTAGCGCAATATGTCCAAAATAATATTAAATTTACGCAATTAATATTAGAATTTTACACTGAGGGTGATCCTCACAGTGGTTGGGTACATATTAGTTATGATAAAGATGATTTAAAACAAGAAGTATTAACCGCCGTTAAACGTAACGGTAAAACAGTTTATTTAAAAGGAATCTAAAATGCCATTAAAAGAAGGTAAAAGTAAATCAGCTATTTCTAAAAACATTAAAAAAGAAATGGATAGTGGTAAAAGTCAAAAGCAAGCTGTAGCAATTGCTATGTCTAAAGCAGGTAAAAGTCTGCCAAAACGAGGCGAACGAACTGCTAAAAATAAAGCTAAAAAATGAAGCTCGCTTACATAATTTGGGAAGATGCATCTGAATTAGATGTAACTGCATGGACATTTCAAGACGAAGGATTTGTGTATGTGCCAGTGTTATGTAAGCAAGTAGGGTGGGTTGTTTATGATGGCCCCGAAGGTATTATTCTTACGCAAGCAGTTACTAGTAATGGTGAAATAGCTAGACGTAATCAAATACCTAAACAAATGATTAGGAGTATCGAATGGTTGACCGAACCAAGTTCCTTGATGGCAGCGGCAAGCGAGTAATATTACAACTCTTTAAAGAGTTTGCTCGTCCTGATGTTAAGTTTAAACCTGTATATACATTACAAGAATGGAAAGATGTATTTCTTGATTGTCGTGATCCTTCAGAATACCAACCTGCACAACTATTGCTTGGGGATTGGGAACACTGGCTTGAAGTACGTAACCATGCTTTAATTAAACCACATGTAGATAAGTGGCAAGCCGAACTAGAAGTAAAGTTGCGTTCAGAAGCAATTAATCAAATGAAGAGTCATGCTAAACAACCGGGAGGCACTGCTGCTGCTAAGTGGTTGGCTGATAAAGGATATGCCTCAGAAGCCGTTAAAAAGCCCGTAGGAAGGCCTAAAAAGGAAGAGGTAGAACTACCCCCTATCCCTAGTCGTATTGCAGGTGATATGGCTCGTTTAGGAATTGTAATTGGAGGTAAACGATAATGCCATTTATGACCAACGGTAAACGTGATTATAAAAAACAATACGAAAAGTATGATGGTAAAGAGGATGTAAAAAAAGATCGGGCTAAACGTAATGGTGCACGCCGTATGTTGGAGCGTGAAGGTAAGGTTAGCAAAGGTGACGGTAAAGATGTAGACCACAAAAAGCCACTAAGTAAAGGTGGCAGTGCTAGTCGTGGTAATTTACGTGTTACTAGTAAGAGTGCTAATCGTAGTTTTGCCCGTAAGAAGAATGGAACAATGAAATGAAACCCAAATCAAAAGTTAATTCTGCTAATGTTTATACAAAACCAACTATGCGTAAAGAGTTGTTTAAAAAAATTAAAGCTGGCACTAAAGGTGGTGATCCCGGTGAGTGGTCAGCACGTAAAGCACAGTTGTTAGCTAAAGAATACAAAGCTAAAGGTGGAGGGTATAAATCATGAGTAAAACTGCTAAACACTATTTACCAAGTGGCAAAGAATATAAAGGCCCAATTCATAAGATGGGCAGCCAGTTACATACTGGAGCAAAACACTCTGAAAAGAGTCAAAAACTTAGCCATACACCGCCTAAGAAAAAGAAATGAAAAATCCACAACAATCTTTAAAGGAGTGGACAGCACAAAAGTGGCGAACATCTGATGGTAAACCATCTAAAGGTAAAAAACGATATTTACCTGATGCTGCTTGGGATGCACTTTCTTCTTCTGAAAAAGCTGCTACTAATAAAGCTAAAGCTAAAGGAAATGCTAAAGGCAAACAGTTTGTAGCACAACCTAAAAAAATTGCTTCTAAAACATCTAAATATCGTTAAAGGATATACATGGCTAAAGACCCAAGATTAGAACGTGCTGGTGTATCTGGTTTTAATAAACCTAAACGCACACCTAGTCATGCTACTAAATCACACGTAGTAGTTGCTAAAGAAGGCGACAAAGTAAAAACTATTCGTTTTGGTCAACAAGGTGTGACTGGTGATAAACAACCTACAGCACGACAAAAAAGTTTTAAAGCACGACATGCTAGTAACATTGCCAAAGGCAAGATGAGTGCTGCATATTGGGCAGATAAAGTTAAATGGTAATGACTGAAAAAGAACTAGTAAAGCAAGCGGCAGAAGCTGACTTGCTTACATTTATTCGTCTTGTTGCACCCCATCGTGTGTTGGGTTCAGTGCATGAGGAGTTGTGTGCTTGGTGGCAACGTCAAGATGCTAAGGATAACCAACTTGTGTTGCTTCCTCGTGACCACCAAAAGAGTGCAATGATTGCCTATCGTGTGGCACACCACATTACTAAGCATCCTGAAGCTACAGTGTTATATGTATCTGCTACAGCTAACTTGGCTGAAAAACAATTAAAAGCTGTTAAAGACATTCTATTATCTGATATTTACCGTTTCTATTGGCCTGAGATGGTTAATGAAATGGAAGGTAAACGAGAGCGTTGGGCTGCGGATGAGATTAGTGTTGACCACCCTAAGCGTAGAGCAGAGGGTATTCGTGATGCAACTATTAAAGCAGCAGGTATTACAGCTAACGTAACAGGGTTGCATTGTTCTGTTGCTGTGTTAGATGACGTAGTAGTCCCTGATAATGCCTATTCTCAAATTGGACGTGACCAAGTAAGGGCATTCTATTCACAATTATCCTCCATTGAATCTACTGGTGCTAAAGAGTGGGCTGTAGGTACACGTTACCATCCCGGTGACTTGTACAAAGATATGATGGAAATGAATGAGTCCTACTATGATGAGGATAAGGACGAAGAAGTCGAGTTGGAAGTGTACGAAACATTCGAACGTGTTGTCGAGACTAATGGTGAATTCCTATGGCCTAAACAACGGCGTACAGATGGTAAGACTTTTGGTTTTGACCAAAAAGAATTAGCCCGTAAAAAAGCAAAGTATTTGGATATTACTCAGTTTTATGCCCAATACTACAATAACCCTAATGCTGTGGAAACACAGCTTATTGACCGTAGTAGGTTTAACTACTATGAAAGGGATAAGATTGAAAACTTTAGCGGTGCTTGGTACTTTGGTGATAAGCTTCTCCATGTGTATGCAGCTATGGACTTTGCTTACACAGTCAGTAACAACTCAGACTATACTGTTATTGCTGTGGTAGGTGTAGACGAAGATAATAACTATTATGTCCTTGATATTGACAGATTTAAAACAAACAAGATTTCTGTTATGTACGATAGGGCTGAATCAGTGTTTAGGAAGTGGCGATTTAAAAAGATGCGTTGTGAGATTGTAGCTGCACAGCGACTCATTGTAAGCCAGTTCCGTGACTACATGCGTAGTCAAAACATTGTGTTTACCATTGATGAGTATAACCCCCCTAAGACTATGAACAAAGCAGAGCGCATTGCTTCTATCTTAGAACCCCGTTATACCAACAATCAAATCTGGCACTACAAAGGCGGTAACTGCCAAGTGCTAGAAGAAGAACTCATTATGAATAACCCTGAGCATGATGACGTTAAAGATGCTTTAGCGGCTTGTGTTGAGATTTGTAAATCCCCAGTATCTAGCAGGTCATGGGGTAAGAAATCAAACATCATTGCATTTAATTCTAAATTTGGTGGCGTAGCCTACTAAGAGGACAATATGAACGAAAACGTACAAGTAAGTTTTGATAACGATAGCCTAGCAAATAAAATTGCTGATATGTGGGTTAAGTGGGACACTAACCGTTCGGTATGGAAATCAGACCAACAAGAGTTACGTAACTACTTGTTTGCCACTGATACACGTAAAACTAGTAATAGTAAACTCCCTTGGAAAAACTCTACAGTAACTCCTAAACTAACTCAGATTAGGGACAACTTACATGCCAACTACATGGCTGCGTTGTTCCCATCTGAGACTTGGTTTTTTTGGGAAGCCACTGATAAAAGTGAAGAGTTAACTAAAAAGCGTTATGCCATTACTAACTACATGAAACAGAAGCTAAAAGCTTCTAACTTTCAACTTCTTGTTTCTCAACTAGTTTACGACTACATTGATTTTGGTAACGTAGTTGTCACATATGATTATATACGTGATGTTATTAGTGACGCTACAGGTAATGTAGTTAGTCGCTACATTGGCCCTAAAGCCTATCGCATTAATCCTACAGACATTGTGTTTAATCCGTTGGCTGAAACCTTTGATAAGACCCCTGTAGTGCGCCGTATGCTTAAATCACTAGGCGACTTGATGACTGACATTGAGACTAAGCCAGCACTAAACTACAGCAAAGAAGTGTTAAACAAAGCTTTACAGTTCCGTCAAAACTATCGTGATGATCCAGAGTTCAAGAAAGAATTGAACATGGCTATTGATGGCTTTGGTAGTGCTGACGAATACCTAGAAAGTGACATGGTTGAGTTGCTAGAGTTTTGGGGAGACATTTATGATCCTGAAAAGAAGCTGCTTTTACGCAACCAGTTAATTACAGTTATTGATCGTAAGTGGATTTTACGTAAACAACCTAATCCAATGTGGACAGGTAGCAAACCCATGTTCCATTGTGGTTGGAGATTACGTACAGATAACCTTTGGGCACAAGGGCCACTAGACCAGTTGGTTGGTATGCAATACCGAATTGACCATTTGGAAAACTTGAAGGCAGACGTATTTGACCTCATTGCCTACCCTGTTATGGTGGTCGGTGGTAACACTGTGGAAGAGTTTGAATACGAACCCGGAGCCACTGTGTTCGTTGGTGACGAAGGTAGTTTAACTTTCTTACGTCCTGATGCTACAGCATTACAGGCTGACATGCAGATTAATGAGCTTATGAACCGTATGGAAGAGCTTGCAGGAGCGCCTAAACAGGCTATGGGTATCCGTACCCCCGGTGAGAAGACAAAGTACGAAGTACAAAGCTTAGAGAACGCTGCTGGACGTATTTTTCAAAGCAAGGTGAGTTGGTTTGAACGAAACATCCTAGAACCTCTACTAAACGGCATGTTAGCTGAAGCTGTACGTAACTTTGAAGGTGTTGAGCGTATTCGTTCAATTGACGAAGATTATGGTACTGAATCCTTTGTAGACGTTACAAAAGATGACCTAATGGCTGCTGGTAAAATCTATCCTTTAGGTGCTCGTCATTATGGTGAACAAGCAAGATTCATTCAAGAATTGTCACAAACTATGGCTGCTGTACAAGCTATGCCAACTGTGGCTGCTCATATCAGTGGTAAAGCTATTGCTAAAGCTTTGGAAGAGAATTTAGGTTGGCAGAACTATCGTATTGTTCAAGACAATGCTATGATTTTTGAACAAGCTGAAACACAACGACTAATGAATCAGGTATCTGAAGACATTCAAACTGAGGCCACAATTAGCCCTGAAGGGCCAGATGTTGACATGCCTCAGTAATTGTGGTAGTATATTATATATAAACTAATATAAGGAATATATAATGAATAAAGTATTATTAAATAATAAACCTAAAGATAGTAGTAATGAAGAGTTTATTAAAGCTTGGAATAATAGTAGTTATACATTAGAAGCTTTATATAAAACACTATTATCTTTAAAAGAAGATATTAGTAATATTAAAAAAGATGACTTTGATTGTCCTAACCATTATGCTAAACTAGCGTACAACTTAGGACAAATTAAAGCATATGAGTTTATCATGTCAATGTTACCAGATACAGCTAAAAGGTGACATTTTTTAATTAGCCTACTCTAAGGCTACCAATTTTTAGGAGAACTTCGCATGACCAATGCAACAATTTTTAGTGGTGAGACAGACAATTCTTCCACTAACCAACCAGCAGCGACAACTGATGGATCGCTTTTCACTGCACTTGTGGGTGAAACGCAAAAATACAAAACTCCAGACGAGTTAGCTAAAGCTTATAATAACGCTGACCAGTTTATTGAAACCTTAAAAGAGGAAAATCGTAAACTACGTGAGCAAGCTGCTTCAGCTAAAACTATTGATGAAGTTTTGGAACGTATGTCAAAGCAAAGTGGTGCACCAGAGGCCGACAATCCTCCTGTACAGGGTCTAACCCCTGATGTTGTGCAACAGCTTGTAGAGAAGACGTTAGAGGGTCGTAAACAGCAAGATACTAAGACAGGCAATTTGCTTAAAGCTGATGCTCTTATGAAAGAGAAGTTTGGTGATAAAGCAGAACAGATGTTTAAGCATAAAGCTTCAACTCCTGATAAAGCCCGTATCCTTATGGAACTAGCTGCGACTGATCCGACTGAGTTTGTATCTTTGTTCGGTGGTGGGTCATTCCTTCCAGCAAATAACTTTGATAACAATTCAGTAAATACCACTTCCGTAACTTCAAATGGCGGTGATCGTAGTAAGATAGAAGGAACAAAAGAATGGGCTACTAAAGTCCGTAAAGATGATCCTAACACTTACTGGTCACAAGAGTTTCAATATAAGTTACAACAAACTGTTTCTAAAAACCCGACCTTATATTTTGGTCAATAAGGAGAATTAAATGGCTGGTGTTGATTACGCAAAGGTTAATGAAAACCTCGTTCGTGCAGAACTTTGGTCTGCTGAACTAAAAGACGTTCTACAAGAACAACTCATGGGCACACGCTACGTGCGTATGCTAAACGGTTTCCCTGATGGCAACCAATTCACAATCCCTTCCGTTGGTGAACTCCCAATGCGAGAGACTGCTGAACTAACCCCTGTTGTGTATGACGCAATGGACACTGGTGAATTCAACTTTACCATTGATCGTTACGTTGAATCTGCAACTTACATCACTGACAAGGCTAAGCAAGATAGCTACTACGCTCAGCAACTCATTGGTATGTTCCCTACCAAGATGCGCCGTGCTCTAGACGAGAACTTGGAAACTTCTGTTTTCTCTCTAGCTAACACACAAACTCTAAACGATGCTAACAGCATTAACGGTGCTTCACACCGCTTTATTGCTTCTGGTTCTACTAACACTGTGCTATCTCTAGATGACTTTGCTAAGGCTAAGTTTGCACTAGACAAAGCACAAGCTGGTGGTACTCGTGTGGCAATTATTGACCCATCACAAGAGTATGTGTTCAACCAATTGGTTGGTGCACAAGCTTTCATTAACAACCCACAATTCGGTGGTATTGTTAACGGTGGTTTTGTGAACGAAGTTACTGGTATGCGTTTCGTTAAGAACATTTTCGGCTTTGACGTTTATGTTTCTAACTTCCTAGCTACCCCTACTGACACAGCTATTGGTGGTGTTTCTACTCCAGCATCCCCTGTGACTAACATCTTTATGTCTGTTGGTGGTGATCTAACTCCTTTCGTTGGTGCTTATCGTCAAATGCCTCGTGTTGAATACGAGCGTAACAAAGACCTACGCCGTGACGAGTATGTGATGAACGCACGCTTTGGCCTCAAGCTATATCGCCCTGAGTGCTTAGTGTCTGTTATCTCTAAGTCCACCATCTAAACTAACTAACACTAGGGGATTTTCTCCTAGTGTTTTTTAACTCATATATAAAGGAATTTAAAATGACTCGTAAATCTACATGGACTAACGCCGATGGCCTAGTTGTCGGTTTTGGTGCTAACATCCCTGAGCGTCAAGCTGCTGGTGTTGTTAAAACTGAAGGTAACTTAAAAGAAGCTCGTCTAAGCGTTACCTATCAATCTACATTTGGTGAATCTGGTGCTTTCATTCGCCTACCTAAGAATGCTGTGTTTCAAACTGCATATCTAGAAGTAGGCACTGCATGGACTTCTTCTGACAGCGGTACGTTGTCTGTAGGCCATGATGAAGCCGACACTGCTGATGTGGATGCCATTCTAACTGCTCAAGCCCCTGCTGCTTTGCTAGCTGGTGCTGTGATTGTTGCTGATGGTGCTCTAGCTGTTGGTGATAATGCTGACAACCGTGGTAATCCTACTGTTCTTACCGACAGCTATGATGACGCTACACAAGGTGTTAAAGTGTTCTTCACTAAGGCTAACAACTTCACTGCTGGCACTGCAACTCTAGTCGTTCAGTACGCCTAATGTAATGTAAGAGGGGTTTGGATTGGGGGTTCCCGGTCGCCCCTCTTTTCTTTTGGAGAAATAGATGGCTAATATTCAACACGCAGTGCTCACTGACCCTCAAATACACGAGCCTAAAGGTGTATCCACTGCTGCTAGTGGTAAGGTATATCGTGCTAATGGTAGTGGCAGCGGTGTGTGGGTATTTCCTTCTGGTCATGCTTACGGTGAAATCTACATTTCAGGTGGTAGTACCGCACAGACACTTCCAGCCGCTAGTGCTACAGCTAAGTTAAATCCTTCTGGTGAGTGGACTGCTAACGGTAATGCTAACATGACATTATCCGCAGCTAATGGTGAAATTACAGTTACAGAACCCGGTGAGTATCAACTTAATTTCTGGGTATCATTTACAACAGCTTCTGCTGCTGCACAAGCTAAATATAACTTTCACTATGCTGTAAACGGCACACCCTCTACACGTAAGATGGTTGTAGCTAAATACACTAACGGTGCAGATACATTACACTGTGCAGCTACAGGATATGCTAGTTTAGCTGATAACGATGTGCTTTCAATTTATGTTGGTGGTGATGGTACTACCTCATCTACAGCAATTACAGTGTTAGAAGCTGGTTTAAGTGCTTCCTTAATTGATCCAGCATAAGGAGTGTTAGATGGCAAAGCTATCTCTATTGGATATGACGCAGAACATTCTTTCTGCACTGGATTCAGACCCTGTAAGCAGTATTGATGAAACGGTTGAAGCTGTACAAGTAGCCGAACTTGTTAAAGAAGCCTACTTTGAATTACTAAGCCAGCGTGACTGGCCTTTTCTATTTCAGCTTGCACCACTACAAGCAGTAGGGGATACTAATAACCCTACAAAGATGAAAATTCCAGACACATGGAATAAAGTTAAATGGATTAAATATAATAAAAAAGAAGTGCAGTGGGTAGACCCACAAACATTTAATGACATTATTAGTAACCGTGTTGCACAGCCCGGAGTTATTAACGCTAATGGATATGTTATTAACCAAGACCCGCAATACTGGACTAGTTACGATGACCAGTTTTTAATTTTTGATGGGTACAACAGCACTGTAGACAATACATTGCAAGCTAGCAAAAGTAGCGCATATGGTACACAGCAAGCTAGCTGGACACACACAGATAACTTTGTTCCATCTATTCCAGAGAAGTTCTTTCCAACGTTGTTAGCTGAAGCCAAGAGTCAAGCATTCGTTAACTTAAAGCAACAGAGTAATGCTAGAGAAGAACGTAAGGCTACCAGAGGTCGTATGGCAATGCGTAACGATAGCTGGAAGAATGAAAACGGTGAAGTTAAATATAACACACGAGTTAATTACGGAAGGTAATATATGGCTACTAAACAAAAAAGTGTTAATAAGCAGGTTAAAGAAGTATTGAATCAGGCTCCTAAAGTAGAAGAAGTAGAAGTAAAACTTAAGTATAAAATGCCTGAAGAAATGAAAGATGTTAACAAGCACAAATGGAAAGGCGAAATGAAATGACCACTGCCTACGATAAAGTTATGGAAAAGCATCAAGAGAAGAAGCTAGCAGCTAAAGAACGTAAAGAAGAACGTGCAGAGAGTGGTATTATAAATAAGCTAGCCATTGATCGTACTCCAATGGGTTTATACCAAGCACGTTACTCAATGCGTGGCCAAGTACCTGATGAACTTAAAGGTTTGTTTACACGTAAAGAACGTATCTTAGCAATTGCAAAGCAACGTAACATTGAAGTAGAAGACTCTACTGTTTAAGGGGATATAATGGCAGCACAAGCCTCAGTAAATGATGCGTTTACGTTTGTAGGTGGTCTAGTCACTGAAGGCGGCTATTTTATCACGCCTAAAAATAGTTACAAAGAAGGTGTAAATGTAATCCCACAAGTTGACGGTGTTATTGAACGCCGTAATGGACTTGACTACGAAGATGGGTATAACCTATATGCTGCTGCTATCAGTGCTGACAGTAAAGATTTATGGGCCTTTACAACAGGCACATGGACTACTGTAGCTGGTAGTGGTAATAGGGATTTTATTGTAGCTCAGACAGGTCGTTACTTAAACTTTTATAACGCTGCTACAGGTAGCGTTAGTGCATCACGCAATACAGCATTTACTATTGATTTACAAAGCTACAAGGTTCCCGGTAATCCCAATACTGTTGGTACAGGAATTTGTAGCTTTGCATCTACGTATGGTAAACTTATTATTACTAGTTCAGATACCTTACCATTACTAGTAAGTTACGAGCCTGTCCCCGGTGATGAGAATGCTTGGGGTACATTTACAGTTAAGACACTAGATTTAGAAATTCGAGACTTTAAAGGTATTACTTTAATTGACAATGCCGGTAACATTGTGCCTATTAGTAAAGAGTATACAGAGGCTGAGTGGGTTGCATTAGGCATTGACATTGATGATGTTAAGTACAACTTGTATAATCAAGGTTGGACTGACACACAAATTGATGCCTATCGTATAGACAATGGCGGTAGTTTAGGTGACCCAACACTAGGTAAGTATCCAGCTAACACTAAGAGTTGGATTTATGGTAAGGATACTAACGATGATTTTGACAGTGAAGTCTTAAACAAACAAGACTTTGGTAACTCTCCTGCCCCTAAAGGGCATTTCATCATTGACCCGTTTGAAGACATTGTATATCGTCCTAAAGTGTGTGCCTTCTTTGCAGGTAGGACATGGTATGCAGGTATGCCTACATCTGACTTACTAGGAACTGTGTTTTTTAGTCAGGTGTTAGATAACATTGACAAGGTTGGTAATTGCTACCAAACCAACGATCCCACATCTGAAGTTATTAGTGACTTAGAAGATGATGATGGCGGCACTATTGAAATCCCTGAAGCTGGTGAAATTGTATCTTTACAACCACTAGGTAGAGGCATTATGGTGTTTGCTACTAACGGTGTGTGGTTTATTTCTGGTGTTGACCAAGGATTCAAAGCATCTAACTATGCAGTTGATCGTGTATCATCTGTAAGTTGTGTTGGCGGTAAGAACGTTGTGGCTGTAGAAGACACTGTGCTCTATTGGAGCACTAACGGCATTTACGTTGTAAGCGCCACTAATGCTGTAGAGTACACAGCTACTAACATTAGTGAAAAGAACATCAAAACCTTTTATCAAGACATTCCAATCTTAGGTAAACTATATGCTGAAGGATCGTATAATGCTACAAATAAAACTATTTATTGGTTATATTCAAACTCAATTAATACATCTACTAGTAGTGGTCGATTCAATAAAGACACTATTCTTGCCTTTGATGCTCGCTTAAATAGTTGGTACTGGTTTTCTCTGGACACAACTACAGGTGTTATTCCTCTATCCATTGAGGTCACTAAAGAAACAACATCCATTAGTAATGAGTATAACGTTATTGCTGGTGTAGATAGTGTTATTGCTAGTACAGATACAGTGGTTGCTAACGTAGCTAACGTGTCGGGTACACGTAAGTCTTACAAAATACTAGCTTTACATCCAGTTACTAGTGACAACTACTCAGTAACATTTGCTGACTTTGACAATACACGAGATAGTGCTACTAAGTTTAAAGACTGGTATACCTTTAACACTGCTGGTGTTGAACAACCATCTTACTTTATTACAGGATATAACATGGGTGGCAATGGCCCTGCAAGGGCTATGGCTGGTCAATATCTAACAGTGTTTATGAAGCGCACTGAAACTTCATTTGACAGCAACACCAACCCACTAAACCAAAGTGCTTGTAAAATGCAAAGTCGTTGGGACTTTACAGATAACAGTTACCCCGGTAAATGGGCTGCTGAAGTAGAAGTCTATCGTCAACTACGCCCATACTTTACTGACCCCGGTAGCACATTTGATGATGGTTATCCGCTAGTTATCTCTAAGAATAAACTTCGTGGTAGGGGTAAGGCAGTGCAGTTTAAATTCACTGCACAAGATGGTAAAGATATGAAAATTGTTGGTTGGACAGGAACATTCATAGGTAACACCAATGTATGAAGAATTTTACAAAGATGATTCTATTGTAATACTAATTGAGTGGGTAGACAATATTCCTTTTATGCACCATCATTTTTATAATTGGTCATTGTCAATACACAAAAAATTTAAAGTTGAAGTTGATAATTTAGTTGCATATTTACAAAACAAAGGGCACACAGAACTGTGGTCTTACTATGATAAAGTAAATACTAAAGTAGATAAGTTTTGTGTTTATTACGGCTTTAATAAAGTTGGTGAAACTGAAACTCAAAACATTGTTTTAAAGGAAATTTAAAATGCCAGCATTACCATATATTATTGCTGCTGCGGCAGTAGGAACTGTTTATAGTACAGTACAAGCAGGTCGAGCACAAAAAGAACAATATCGTGCTGAAGCACGTAAAGCAGAAGTGCAAAACATTCGTAATGTTCGTCAACAAATTCGTGAAGCACGATTAGCACAAGCATCTATGGTTAACACAGCAGCACAAACAGGTGGTATGGGTGGTAGTGGTTTAGCTGGTGGTGTGTCTAGTGTAGGTTCTCAGTTGGCTGGTAATTTGGGTTATATGTCCGATATTGCAACTGAAAATACAGCTATTACTAATGCAGCTATTGCAGGTGCTGAAGCATCAACAAATGCTGCAATTTTTGGATCAATCGGTAAAATGTCCGGTACAATTTTTCAAGAAGGCTATGGTGGTTGGAGTGGGCCTAACAGTCCTTTGAAACAATAATAGGAACGATATGGACTTATTTAACGAACAAGCTGACGATTTCTTATTTGAAGAAGCTGAGCCTACCAACTATGCTCAAATTCCTAGCGTTAATCCAACACTAACATTACTAGCATCTAATGATGCTCAGTCGTCACAAGACATAGCACAACAAATGGCTGTAATGGGGCCAGCATATGTTGCTGCTGAACGTGCTAAGTTTGAACGCAATGAGAATGTACGCATCTTAAAAGGTGCTACAATTCCACTAGCAGAACAAGGTAATGCCCCGGCTGTTGAAGAAGCCATTAAACAAATTAGAGATATTGAAACTACTCCTTTAGCTGCATCATACCATGATGATGTTTCTATTATTGCAGAAGCAACATTAGAGCGCATTATGATTCAAACAGGTAAATCTAAAGAAGAAGTGTTGCGTGATGCTCAACTATATAAAGCTAATTTAGCTTCTCGTGCTGTAATTGAAACCGCATTAGAAGGATTATCGCAACGTGGGCCTGTGTCACAATTTGCACAAGACGCAATTGGTTTAACTACAGTAGAAGACTGGTCACGACTATCCCCTGTTATTAACGAAGAATTAGAAAATTTAGGTTTCCAAGGAAGTCGATCAATTACGTTTGCATCATCTGTAAATAATATGGTAGATGTGTTGCGTGTAGTTGATGAGGGTGATCGGGGTAAAATTGTAAACACATGGCGTAATCGTTTAGTTTCTGCTGTAGGAGAAGCTGACGCATTTCGTGTTTTAAAAGCTATTGAAAGTGGTCTAGTCCTTAGTCCCGGTGTTGAGTCTGTGTTTGGTACACTAGACTCACTAGGTGTTTCTGCTTTAATTAAAGCTGGATTCAGGGCTACATTAGCTACAACCAAAGCCATTAATGTAGCAAACAAGATTGGTATGGGTGAACAAGCTGCTGTAGATGTAGCTAACAAACTAACCAATGATGTTAGTGTGTTGGGTGTGTCTAAAGGAGAAGCTGCTGAAGCTGCTATTAATACCAAGACACTAGTACCTGACGATACTACAGGTCTGTCATCAGACATTCAAACTACGCTACGTGAACGTACAGCCACCACGTTAAAAGAAATTGAATTAAGTTTAAATTCAGGTGGTGTAGAACCGTCAGAATTAATGGCTACTAAAGCTAGATTAGAACGTATCTACTCAAGTAAAAATAACCCATCAGTTGTTACTAGTACTATTAATGTAAACGAGCAGTCTGGTAAAATTACTTTAGACGCAGTGTATGGGAATGCTAGTGGAAAACCTTTTGCAACTGAAGAAGAAGCATTAAACTACTATAAAGATTGGAAGCGTGGTACTTTAGAAGTAGTACCTGTTGGTGGTACACCTGCTGATATTGCTAATAAACTAGACCTTGCTAATGTAGACATTAATGCAGCGTTTAAAACTTTAGATGAAGCTAAGTATGCGCCACGTTTAAGTCAAGGTGCTAAAGTAAGTGAGGTACAGAAACTACCCTTGTTTAACTACGCTCCTAAAGCCGAAGGTAGTGCTGCATATGCTGAAACTGTAACTAAAACTAATAAAACAACACCCCTTGTTGATGAGGTGTGGACTTCTATTCGTGATAAAGCAACTCCGACAGAACAACTTGTTGTTGACAAACTATTAAAAACACTTCCTAAAAATACTAAAGTAGTAGTGAATCAAGGTGATGGTACTGCACACTATTTAGCTAATACTAATACCATTGCTGTTTACAATGGAAATAACAATAGTAACGTGTTTACACATGAGCTTATTCATGCTGTAACTACTAGCCGTATTGACTATGGTAAGTTAAATCCGTCAACACCACTAGGTAAATCTGTTTCTAAACTAGAAGCACTACGAACAACTGTTGCAAGTAAAATTGAAAGTGTTGCTGACGCTGAGTTAAAAGGATACTTAAAGTACTTAACCAAAGACTTACACGAGTTTTCAACATCTGGTTTGTGGTCAATTAACCAACTACCTAAAGTAGCAGCTTATCTTAATAGTGTTAAATATAAAAACACTACCCTTTTATCTGAACTTTGGAAAACATTTAAAGAAGTGTTAGGTTTTGGGGATAAGGATACTGCACTATCTGAATGGTTTGGTATTAACGAAGAAATTGCTCGTGAAGGATTAAAGGTAACCTTAACTAAGCAAATTGTTGTTAACGGTAAAACTATTCCTACAGAGGGCGATTTAATTCGTATTTTTCCGGGCAATAAGTCTGTAGTAGTTAACCCAACCGTTGACCGAGCATTACTTAAACTTGAAAAATCAGTAGCTAATAAAATTAATTTAGTTGAAGCACGTAGTGCTCCTCCTACAGGTTACTATGTCCGTCAAGTGGCAGACATGCCTACGTTTACTGAAGACATTGGTAAAATTAGCGAAGCTGAGCTAGACAAAATGAATTTAACATTAGGTAAACTAAACCCACGTTTAGCAACACCTAATAGTATTTATAGTCCAGCTTTAACTTCTATGTATAAAGCTACGAAATTTAATAGTTTATTTACAGACTTTACTAAGCAAAGTTTTGATAAATTAAATGGTGATTCCATTGACAAAGTTAACAACGCTTTGATTCGCACAGAAACACTTAAGCGTGACATGACTGTGCTAGAACTCCAGTCTCAAGGTGTTGTAAGTGCGGCTGAACAAGAAGCCTACTATGCCTATCGTACTATGCGTAATATTCAACATTACGTTAAAGATAAAGCACTAAGTGAGTATTTAACTGCATCAGGATATAATAATGTATTTGTAGGACTAGATGAACTAGGCGAGTTATCTGGCCCTGCTAAATCTAAAACATTAAATGATGTATTAAATAAAAATGTTTATGACGTAGAGAATAATAAAATGGTTACGGTCACGCCAGATGTAGCTAAAGAATTAGATTCTCGTGGTGTACAAATCTATCAGTATTTAAAGGCACAAACAATTGAAGGACGTAAAGGAAGCATTACTACTATTGCTGTTGCTCCTAATAAATCTCGTGTTGGCGATATTATGAACACTGTCGGTAAAGTAGACGGTGCATATGCACGTATCTATACCGATGAATACTGGATCAAATTAAAAGGCACACAACTAATTGATGATGTAGAAACTGAAGTAACGTATGCTATTCGTTCTTCTGTAACAGAAAAAGACGCTAGTGCTTATGTAAAAGGATTTAACTCACTAATAGATAAACGTAAAGGTGGCGCTCTTATTTCTGCTGATGATGTTAGTAAAGCACTTGCATCATATGAACAAGATGCTGCTAAATTAGCAGATGAGTTTAATAACGGAAAGTACGATGGCACTAGTGCTAAATTTAACTACACCCGAATTGACGATAACTACTTCCGTGATGTAACAGGGGTTGGTGGTCGTGAAGCTGTGTCTGACGGTAAAACATTCTGGTCAGGTCGTAGTGAAGAAGCAATTAAATCTATTAGCACAGGGTCTACTGCTGCTGAGATTAAAGGCCCGTTAGCTAGTCTTGAAGCTGAGATTAGTAACACAGCTAGATTTACAGCTACTAATGAATTCCGTAGGAATGCCATTCAACGTTGGTACAACACATACGAAGATGTTATTAGTAATATAGATAAAGACAACGCTAAATCTGCGGATGAAGTATTTTTTAATGTTGTTAAAAACGTTAAAGGATATGCACTTCAAGAGCCACAAGCTCGGCGTATGATTGCAAATAAAGATTTTATTTTAGCTCAGTTAAGTACTAAGACTGATGATGAACGTATCCTACAACACGCTGTTAATAATTTAACAGGCAATATTAGCACTCCCGGTTTTGCTCACGTAGGACAGTGGTTGCGGCAAACAGACTTAGTTAATTGGGCTAAATCAACTAACTCAACATTTATGTTGGGTTTGTTTAGTCCTGCTCAGCTTGTTGTGCAAGCGTCAGGTATGTTGTTGGCAACTACAATTAGTCCTAAGCACGGACTAAAAGCTGCGTTTTCAATTCGTCCTATTTTAGCGGCATTAACTTCAGACAATCCTTCTGTTTGGAAATGGTTACATAAAGCTACTGAGGTAGGTAAAACAACTGATCTATCTACAAGTGACTTTTCACGAGTTGCTGCGGCTATTAAACGTGTTGGCTTACTTGACAATATTGGTGCATCTTCTATCTATAACGGTGCTGATGGCGCTACTAATATTTTTAGTAAAAACAAAGCTAAGTTTAACCAAGCACAGATGATGTTCTTTAATAAAGGTGAAGAAATTAACCGAGTAGGTGCTTTTGAAATTGCTCGTAGAGAGTTTGTTGAAGCTAATCCCGGAACTGCTTGGGACACTGATAGTGCGCTTGCAACTATTGTTACTCGTGCTGACGATTTATCTATGAATATGTCTCGTGTTAATGATGCTAGGTATGCCCAAGGAACACTAGGTATTCCTTTGCAATTCTTGCAGCACAACATTCGACTAGGCACAAACATTGCTGCTCAATCAAGTATTCTGGTAGGTAAAAAATCAATGACTCTTTCTGGGTCAGAAGCATTAAAACTAACGTTAGGTAGTTACTTGTTATACGGTATTAATAATAACGCCACCCCTGATTTTATTGAAGATTGGTTAGGTGCAGAACTTAACGGTACACTAAGTGAACAACAAAAACAATACTTAACTCAAGGTGTTCTCGCAGGTATTATTTCTACTATTGGTGAAACAATTACTGGCGAAAGAACAAATATTGCGTTAGGTAGCCGCCTATCTTCAATTCAATGGTATGAAGACTTAGCAGATGCTGTGTACGATTTATTTAAAGGTGGTAGTGTAGATGTATACAAGTTAGCTGGCCCTACAGGATCAACACTAACGGCTGCATTGGAACTCCCTGTAATCTTTAAAGACTACTTACAAAAAGATGAGTGGACACTAGGTGATTTTTCTAGAACCGTGTCTACTTCTTTTGCTACACTGTCTAGTACATGGCGTAACATAGATAAGGCATATTGGGCCTATCATGCTAACGGTATGGTGTTAAGTAAACGAGGTGATCCTTTAGCACAACTAAGTTGGCCTGAACTGCTAGCACAAGGACTTGGTTTTCAAAGTACTGAGGCATATGAAAGCAGTACCGTGTTTGAAACTAAGTCTAGTTATACATCAACAATGAAGAAGTATGCTGATGCAGTTATGCGTTATGAAAACCTAGCTAGAAAAGCATACTTAGCAGGGGATATTGAAGCAATGAATACGAACTATCGTGCAGCAAGTGCTGTTGTTGCTCCACTACCATTGGCAGATCAAAAGGTAATCTTGCAGTTTACCCGTGAAAAAACAAGGTACGACACAGTTGGTCGAGAGGCATTTAATAAGTGGGCATCAGAACTATCTAGTCATAAAAATAGATTACTAGTAACAAATCCATACGGAGAGAAATAAATGGCAACATATCAAGCAAACATTACTAGAAACATTGAGCCAGCAATGGCTGATCCTTCTGCTGCTATCCAAGCTATTAAATCTACAGGACAAGCAGTAGCAGGTGCTATTGAAACTGTTGGCGGCACTATCTGGGATGCGTATAAGGGTGGGCAAGCTGCTAGTTTATCTGAAGATTTAAAACAATCTGTTAGTGGCTTCCAAGCAGAACTTGACGCTGTAAAACAAAGCGATATTGATGCTAAAGCAGCATTAGAACGAGGCAAGGCTGACCTACCTAAACAAGTAGATGAGTTTCGTGCTGGTGCTATTTTATCTGGTGCTGATCCTGAAGAGGCAAAAGTACAGGCTACTTTGTTTGGACAAAAACAAGAGAGTGATGTTCTTGCACGTTTTCGGGCTGAGCAACAACGAGTAACTACTGCTCGTGATAGTATGCCTGAACGCTATAAAGAATTTATGGTTAGATCAGAGAAAATCTTAAAGCAGTATATTAGTGAAATGCCGGGAATGGCAAATAACTTTAGACAAATTGCTGCTGAAGTTACTGGCAAACAAAACTTAGATTTATACAGTGTTTCTCGTTTGTATGAAGACGTAAACTTTATTGAAAAACAAGCTGAAGCTGCTGCCAAGAATGCTGCTGCTATGCGTGAAGCACAGCGTAAGGCTTACGTAGAAGACCGTAAAGCAGGTGGCGTATCAGAAACAAGGGCAAATCAAGAGTACAACACTTTTGATGATGACACTCGTTTACGGTTAGCTGATTTAGCGGTAGCAACTAAAAGTGCTGGCGCTGCCGCAGAACAGGCTTTAAAAACAGGTGGTTCACAACTACAAAACTACGTTACTTTAACTACTGCTAAATTTGAAAGTCGTACACTAGAACAGCAAGGTGTAGTTTATTCTAAATTAGCTGAGCTAGGTGTAAGTAAAGCACAAATTGCTGCAAACACTATTCCGGATAACATTAGAACTAGTCCTCAATTTCAGAAAGTTATTGCAGAATCTCAAGCTGGTATTTTAAGTTTGTTAGAAACAGAATACACAGATGCTAATACAAAACTACAAACCGCTATTTCCAACGGTGTTGTTGATCCTGCTATGGCCCGTCAAGCACGTTCTGACTTAGAATCATGGTATCAAAATAGCCGTAAGTATTATACAACTGAAGCAACTGCTCCATTGTTGGCGTTAATGTCTTCTGATGATTATACTAAAACAGCACAGCAACGTTTAACACTTGTACGAACTATTGGTGAGACACTGCAAATTCCACCTAACGTTGTACAGGAATTACTAGTAAGTGATGAAAAAACTTTTAGTACCACTGTAGCACGGTATCCTAAAGCAGTAGCTCAGTTACAATACCTTCGTAAGCTGTCTTCTGCTGCAATGCGTGGTGTACCGGAACAAGAGTGGATTACTTTGTCTAAAGAAGTAGACACTTATTTACAAGATAATGTTACGTCTGTACCAAAAACAGTATCGCAATCAGCGGCTGCGTTAATAAACTTTAAACAAGTACAAGATAAACTTACTAACAAACTACTAAAGAATGAAGTCATTACCCAAGATGATGTTTTTTCAATGGTAACTAGTGGTATGTCTATCGCTGCTAACGCTGATTTGTTCTTTAAAGCACCTACCACAGTAACAAATGCTATGAGTAAAGTGCCCACAGAAGAAATGTCGGCATTAAAAGAACGTACAACATATCAAGGACAATTGTTTGTATATGGTCAAAATGGCTATGGTAACATTGCTAAAACAGAGTTTAATAACTTAAAGTCTCAAAACCCGCCTCCTAACAGCAAGGGTAGAGATATAAAGTTTGTGGATGACAGGGGTACTAGTCAGCTACGTGTGCAGACAACAGTGTTACCTAAAGACGGTGCAACAGCACAAGAACAAGCACGACTAAAAGACTATATTAGAGCCGATATTAAGCCCACTAAATTAAATAGTCAACTAGCACAAGTTGATAATGTATTACGTATTCAATCACAGATTACAAAAGAACCTATTGAAAAGTTACGTAAACAATTTATAGAAACATTCAACAAAGAAGGTATGGTGAGTGATAGTTTCACAGCTTCGTTTGCTAACGCAGCCTCTACTGCTGTTCAAACTACTACTACACCTGCTACTCAATCTACAACAACACCAAATCAAAAAGTTGTGTCCCAGACAGAAATTGATCGTATGGCTGAACAGCAAGGTGTAGGTCGTGATGTTGTAATTGATCGTGCAATTAAATCTGGTTATACAATCGGAGAATAACTATGGAATTTGATTTTGAACAAGCTTTATCGAAAGTTAGGACTACTGTTAGTGACTTTAGTTTTGAGTCTGCTTTGTCTAAGTTACGAGGGGGACAGCAACAACAAGTTGCACCTTTAGAAACTCCTGCCAAAGTAGAGGTTAAGAAAACCCCTGTAGAGAGGTTTAAAGAAGTTATTGGTAAGAGTGAGGGTGGTGAAGCTGGATATGATGCCGTGTTTGGCTACGGTGGTAAGGGTGGAGATAAATCTATCCCTACTAAGTATGGTGGTAAAAACATCTCACAACTTCCAATTGCAGAAGTGTTGAAACTTAGTGAAGAACGTAGTAAACAAAACAAAGGGGCTGTTGGTAAGTATCAGTTTTTGTCAGGCACTATCAAAGATAATTTGAAAGATGCTGGTTTATCTGATAAGGATGTGTTTAGTCCTGAAGCACAGGACAAACTATTTGATGTACTGATTAAGAAGAATGAGGCTAGTTTACAAAAGTCTGGTTTTGTACCTACTGAATCTCGCATTCATCTTGCACATGCACTTGGGGCTGCGGGAGCATTAAAAGTATTACGTGCTGACCCTACACGTAACTTAGCTCAGACACTTGGATTTAAAGGTGCTGCATTAAAGACTAATCCACACCTTAACAAACCCATCAAAGACTACATTGAAGAATTAAAAGGTAAATATAAATAAGAAAAGGGGCATTGCGCCCCTTTCTTCATTTAGTTAACATCATTTTCATGTGTTCCATAACATTACTAGTATTCTCTTTTGCTCTAATTTTACGTTCCTCCTTAGCAATTAGATACTGAATGTTATGCATACACTTATGTAAGTCTTCTAGTGGCTTACCCTTATCCTTGTAGCGTAGCAAGTATTTAAGGGCACTAGCTTCCCAACCATTCATATCATACGCTTCCCACACTTCCCAAGGCTGAATGGCACGGTCTTTGTAGTGGTTGCCACCATATTGAGTAGCCATAACTTCATCATACTGCATCAGGGTTCCTTTTTAGTAAAGCTGGAATCTTGTCTTCTTTCTCTAGACGATCAATCTCTCGTTTCATCAATGAGATAAGACCCTCTTGTAACAACAACTGCATCATGCGGGGTTCAATGTCTTTTAACACCACTGTTGCACTGCCATCTTCGTGTTCTTCAATCACATCAACTTCCATTTGATTTCTCCATAAAGCTGTTACAAATCTGATGCACCTTACCGTCTTCTGTCTTAAACTGTAAGACAATTTCCACTGTCTTATCTGTCTCGTACACCTTAAGCCGCATATAGCGTCTTAGTGCCTCCATCATTCGGTAACTCTCTTCATTACTGCTCATACCTACTCCTCAAAGTTTTCTTAGCTTTGTACACCAAGTTTTTAGCATGTTTAGAACTACATGCAAGGGCTACACCAATGTCATTGTAGCACATTCCTTGAGCATGTTTCATATACAGTGCTTTACGTTGTTTTTCTGGTAAATCACCTATCATGTCTAGCAACTGGTGAAACTCTTGCTTCGTATTTAACAGGGTTTCAGGGGTAACACTAGTCACACTATCAACTTCTGTTTTTATGCTCTCAAACGGCCTTCTAGAGGCCTTGTTGATGGCAATTGTACATAGCCAAGTATAGAACTGACTATCACCACGAAACGTCTTGAGATACCTAAAGGCTGCGGCAAACGTATCTTGGGTTAAATCTTCTGCTAGTGCATTGTCGTTAACCCTCTTACGTAAGAAACTAAATATACGCTTCCAATATTTAGTTGTTAGGGAGGAGAAAGCTTCCTGACTCCCCCCTAACGCTTCAGCTATTAGTAACTCATCTTCAGATTTCACAGACACCAGCGACACACGCTAGTTGCTGAGCACCTTCAACGTTGTCTGTATATTCTAGGAATGTCTCCCAATCAACAGACACAGGCATAGCCTCTTTCAACTTCAAATAAGTTTCCTTATCAATCTCTTCATAAGGGGCTTGCTTGTAGCTACCACCGTCCCACGGTAGGAAACTAATGCCGCTAATCTCATCAAAGTGTTCCCACACCCAAGCACCAACTGAGGGCCAATCTGCTTCCTTGACATACACAGTTACTGAGGGCTTATGCTCACACCAGTGACGTTGATAGGTTAGCCACAACTTAAGGTGAGTGAAAGAGTCCAACTCATCTCGTGTAACACAACCGTCTGGAGCCTTCATAGGAAAGCTAAAGATAGTTGTATCGTGAGGCTTCATCACATCCGCTTCTGAAGGTACTCCCTGACCTTGTAGAAAGGCTGTGATAGGGTCTTTGTTATCGTTCCGCACACGGCGAATGTAGTAATCACTGTGGCGAGCATGAATGCCGCTGG